AGCGCCGATACAGGTCAGCAGCGGCCCCAGCTGGGGCGCCAGCGCGAGAATTATCCCCGAATGGTCGCTGATCCAGCCCACCACACCGAGGGCCGTAACGCCCCCAGAGAACCACAAGGTCTTGCTTTGAAGCATGGCTTTGATTGAGTACATTAGAAATTACCTCCCACAGGATTTAGGACTCCAACCGGAGCATCGGTAATGATTGTCGATCCCGGCTTGATATGTCCATTTGTGAATGGTGACTCGTTGATCGGGCCGTAGCAGGACGCAAGCTGTACGTTGTTGGTTTTCTTGGTTTGTTTGTCGCAGATGAAACTCCACATATTGCTCATGCCTTCTGTCTTGCTCAAGACAAAGGTGCGGTGAACCAGCGGAGCCACGGCCCATGTCGGCGCTTGGGGGGCTTCTGTCACGGTAGAGAACAATGACCAGACCTTCCCGGCAGGAGCATCGCAACTGTTATTCATCAGCGCACCGTTGGCGATACTGCGGCCCGTAAGGACAGGACACACCGCCATTCCCTCTTGGAAAACCTTGCCTTTAACGGTGATCGTCTTTCCGGTGGGCGTAGAACCGGAGGCAGCGCAGAGCGCATACTCGCCGTTGCAGATCATCAGATCCGCAGCAGAAACGCTGATTGGCAGCAACGCAAGGAGTAGCAGCTTTTTCATCATAGTCCTTTGATCGTCAGGTGCAGCAGCAAGGCAATGATGAAACCCGCAACGCTCAGGCCAATATGCTCAATGCGCTTTAACCGGGCGTTGATGGTTTCATACCGCAGTTCGCATACAGCCTCATGGGAGGTCAGGCGAACGTCGAGTTCGTTAACGGTCGCCATCATTCTTCTTTGACTACGGGTTTGGTCAGTTCTTCAATCCTACGCCCCGCCGCAGCCAGCAGCGCACGGAGATGCACGACCTCATTCAATGCTGTATCCCGCTGCATCTGGACTGCTTGCACAATATCTTGCGGCTCGGTTTTCAGTTCTTCGCTCACGTTATATCCTTATGGGTGGGAGTTGATTGGAGCAGCGTCAGGGCAATGCAGAGCGCGGTGTCGATGTGGGTCATGCGGGTGCAGTTGACGCAGAAACTACAGTGCCAAGCGCACACATTAGCAACGTAACGGAAGATCCTCCACTGCCAGTTCCGTTTTTTACCGTTATCACATGAGAGGTTGCGCTTTTCGATATGCCAAGAATGCCCGCCGTTGGTGCCGCTGTAGCTGCGAAAATTCCAGTGCCACCGGGGTTCGCAATCAGCGTTATCGTTGTTTGTGTGTAATCCGCGAAGAAAAGACAAGAATCCCCGGTGCTTTTAGCCACTGATATTAGTTTCGCGGATTCGGTAGTGAATGTGAACGATTGCCCGTCTGTCAGATTAACAGAGGCTCCCACTTGTGTCCCTGTATGGCGTATTGTCCCGCCGCTTCCGGTATTAAGAGCGGACACACTGGCGGCAGATGAAATCGCCCCCGTCACGCCGAGGGTGCCGGGGATGACCGTGTTGCCGCTGCTATCAATGGTATATCCGCTATTGTTGAGTTGCAGCGTTCTGATCGCCACGCCGGGTTCAGCAGCTTCTAAAAATACCGCCCGAGAACCTGCGGTAGCGTGATTCTTATTTGTGATTCGCAGACCAAGCGCACCAGTTGCATCAGACGAGCCAGTGAACAACGTCACTTCATCTGTCGTCGTGGCTTTGGCTATCGTCCCGAATATCTGCTCACGCCCGTAAGCAACAGCATTGGCGCTGCCAACGCCGAGGGTGCCGGGGATGGTTACGGCACCAGCATTATCCACCGTGACCTTCGTAGACCCTCCAATTTTTAGAAAAAGACTACGAGAAGACGGTGCATCCAGATTTAGATCGTTTCCTGCGTCTGTTGTAAACTTGTTACCAGCCCCGACGGTTATATTCCCCGTCACGCCGAGGGTGCCGGTTACGGAGAGGCCGGTCAAAGCAAAGCGCCCAACCTCTGCCCCAGCGACGCCAAACACAATCGGCACGTTCGCCGTAGAACCTATAAGCAAACTTGACCCGGTTGTTGTCAACAATTCGGCAGCATTTGCAAGTGTTACACCATACCGAGTAGCAACGCGACCAGCGCCGTTCGCCACCAGTAAAGCGTTTGCTGTGCTTGCTAATGCGGAAAATCTCACCTGTGCACTAGTCCCTACTGCGTCAGAATTACTATTAGAAACAATTGTCGTCGTGTCTTGTGCAAGTGCAAACGCCCCCGTAGTAAACGTAGCCGCACCGCCTGACACTGCGCCTGTTACGCTCAGGGTGCCGGGTATGGTTACGGCACCTGCGGTGCTTATTTGTAATCTGTCGAGACCTGCCGCAGTATCATAAATGCGTAAATCACCAGACCCGCCATCACGATAAAGTTGCCACTTCGTAACGCTGGAAGCCTGAATCTGGAACTGCCCACCATTAGCCACAAAATTTGAAGTACTAGTAACCGCCCCACTCGCATTGATCGCCGCCATCGTGCTGGTGCCGGTTACGCCGAGGGTAGTGCTAATAAGCGCCGCACCAGTTACATCCAGTGCCACCGTTGGATCAGTGCTTCCACCTACCCTGAGATTCCCGCCAATTACACTCTGCGCTGTATGCGTGATAATGTTGTACTTACCAGCACCGGAGGCCAGCATCGTCCTAACACCACTGTTCCTTGTGCTGCCAGCAGTCTGATCGTTGATCGATATGGCATCGTTGTTAGTTATTGTGTGCGATGCGCCCTTGGTTGGGTCGGCTATGCTAATACCTAGCAGGTTAGTGGTGGTATAAACGGCGTTGGTTGTTCTGAGTGTAATCACTACTCCGACAAAGCTTGTGGTAGCGGCGCTGCTGTTAATCGGGTCAATAAAAAAACCATACTGCGTTGCCGCAGTCGTAAGACTATAGCGCATACGAGCGCCGACGAATACGTCTGGTGTGGTGCCAAGTCCGAGTGTTCCGGTTAGGGTGGATGCCCCCGTCACACCCAACGTAGTCCCAACCGTAGCCGCTCCTGCCATTGCTACCGTGCCAGAGGCGTTGATCGCCGCCATCGTGCTGGTGCCGGTCACACCCAAAGTCGTTGATACCGTAGCCGCTCCGGTGATGGTGGTTGCGCCAGCAGCAAGAGTTGAACTGAGAGTGGTTGCGCCGGTGACTGCGAGGGTCGAGCTAAGAGTTGTAGCACCCGTCACGCCCAAAGTCGTTGATACCGTGGCGGCTCCGGTGATGGTGGTTGCGCCAGCAGCAAGAGTTGAACTGAGAGTGGTTGCGCCAGTGACTGCGAGGGTCGAGCTAAGAGTTGTAGCCCCCGTCACACCCAACGTGCCACCCATTGTGGCATTGCCAACGATAGCGGTGTGTGCCTCTACAATGTCTGTACCGTTGGAGGTGAGGACAACTTTCTTGCCGTTGGGAACAAGGATGCCTGTCTGACCAGAGACTTTAACGGTGACGGCAAAGCCACCCGTAGTGTTGTTGAAGATGAAGTACAGCTTCTTGTTGGCAGGGACGATCAGGCTGGTCGTGGAAAACGTCAAAGCACCCGTCATTTCAATGACCATATTACGGGCTACACCCGTAGTGCCGTTGGGGATCGTGATCGTGGTATTGGCACCCGATCCGTCAGTAATGGCTTGGGTTACATACCCGGAAATCGCCTGCTCAATCAGCGTTCCAAGGTTTGTATTGGTCGTCGTACCCCAAGTACCGGACTGATCGCCATTAGCCATCAAATCAAGTGCGAGGTTCGTGCTGTACGTGGATGCCATGTTTAATCCTTATGTTGCAATTTTTGCTTAGACAACACAGTCATTACCTGTACCTAGCCGTTTTTTTAGCCACATTCTTAGGTTGAGCCACAAACTGTTTACCTGCGGCCTTTCCTTCACGCTTTGCTTTGGTGGTTGCAGCGTACTCGGCGCTGGTCAGGGCTTTAATCGCCCCTTCTGGCAGATATCTTTCGCCCGTTTGGGACGACGGTTTACCAGACTTTGTGCGCCATTTCTGGTCGCCCCAGTTTTTAAGCGATTGTTGTGGCGCTTTCAATCTCTGTACCCTCCACCCGCAGCCTTGTATTTTTTAGCTACAAGCTGTGCTTTTCTGGCGCTCCATTTTCCAGCACCAGTCCCTTGAACCGCAGCAGACTTTACCTGCGACACAATCCGTTTGCGCATACCGGGCTTGGTGTAGTTTCCAGCGGCGTTGACTGTAGACTTGGTAGCCATGTCAGCACTTCCACGCTCTTAAACTTTTGTTGATCCGGCTATTGGGATCGTTAGCTGTCTTGGCAGAGGTCAGCTTCTTCTTCATCCCCGTCATCCTCGCGCAAAAAGAATCGCGCCGGGAGCCGCCTTCGGGTTGGGGTGCTTTCAATCCGGGTTTTCCGGGGTTGGCTGCGTTGTAGGAAGCCCTACCCTTGGCGTTCAACCCACCCTTGGGATTCTTACCTTCCTTACGAGTCCATGCTGCACTCATACTTCCTCCTAAACCGTTATTTAAGTTACGCTAATCCAACCGGGTGTTTGTGTATTATCCACCACAAGCCACGCGGGTGTCTGTGTTTCGTTAACCCCTTGCCAATTTGGATTTTGCCCCGGTACTGCCGGTGTCCACGGTATGACAAACACCCCCGTATAGGATGTACCTAGAACACCAGATAATGCAACAGACGCTGACGTTGCCAACGTGCCTACAGAACCTGTAGCACTTACGCCCGTTACGGCAATTGCTACAACATGCCCACCAGCCACTGACCCC